CGAAAGGCCCGACAGAAGATCAGTCTTCTGATGGAAAACCATCAAGGAAGGTTTCTCTTCTTATGTCACTTAAGTGTGATGTGAGTGGATTTTACTAACCAACCATGGCCTACATACCTAATGGTGCTAATGCAGGTCCTGAGACGAAAGCCAATGGGCGCTCCGAAAGGAGCGGAAAACCTCCTTGAGGGAGGGTGAGTCATCCTTTTCGGCGTTATGCTGGGAAGGAAGACCCCAAGAAGCTTAGCGCTCTTGTCTGTAAAGGCAGCAGGTACCGATCATGCGATATTCGCTCGGCTTATGAAATTTCTAGAAATAGATTGGGATTAAGTAAGTGAGGATGTTCGTAGTGTGAGGAACACCCGCAACGGTTCACACCCGTCTGACGACCAGTCAGCGCCTGCGGCCCCCTGGTGATCCTCCTTTCGGGGAGTCAAGCCAGGGGAAACCGAAGACGTCCAGTGTGCTCCTGGCCTGAGGCCTTCAAATCTAATACAACGCAATGATAAACATCTTGTTTAATATTATGAGAATGAAGAATTCTCGGGTTAGGTTGCCCACAAAACGTTGGCGACCGACCGTAAAAAGTCGGAAGTACTGGATTGCACCGTGCATAGCATGGTGTCGTCTGGTACTAGGTTATGTGTCTCGAAGCGCTGTTATTCAAACTACAGTCTTTACTGTGATTTGTATCCAAATTGGACGAAGAAGCGGACTAAAAGGTCTTACTCTTTACTTGAAAACCAGTCAGGTCCTGCTTATGCAGGCCCTTCCTGGGACGAAGTTCAGAGCAAGTTCGCGGGCAGTCGGGAAGACTGCGGTCGCTGTGTGTCATGACGGAATCCCACGTTGGATACCTTGCTTTGCAAGGCGTCTGATTCGGGCAGGACGGAATGATATACTTCGGCTGTGGTTGACCCTTCTGGGGACATACCGAGTAATCGAATATGTTGGAAAACCTTCCTTCAAAGACATCGTGTCGAGAAGGGCTCCCATACCACCTGTGGTGGTTAAGAGGTTCTGGTATTTCCTGACTCATCACTGGCTACCTCTTCTTGAGAAAGTGGCTAAATGGGTTCCCGAAGGAGAGCGTGGCGGCTTTGGTAAAGCTGTCCATTACTCTCTGGCACCGAAACGATATGACCCAAGGTTATCTGCATCCGCAGATTCTGTTAGGTTAGAGATAACCAATACAGAGGGCAAGAAGATGAATAAATACTATACATCTTTCGCAACACGAGCTAGCTCCGCTGACTCGTGGCTTCAAGGTAAGTTTGGGAACGACCTTTGGGTATATGCTAAGCATGTACTTGATCGAACTCAGCTGTGC